CACAAATTAGCCAAAGTCAATAGGGGATAAATACTAAATGCTCGGGAACAAACTATGCTTATCAAAACTATTATCTACTTGCTTCATCTTTTCTTCAATATCAAAAAACTCAACATCCTGCGTGGCAAAGGTTAACGCAAAGGCATCGGCAATATCCGGAGACTTATAGACTCCCTTCTCTTTTGCCGCCATCATCTCTTTCGGCATTACCTGCATTTTTCCTTTTAGACCCTCCAATCTCTTGGCATACTTAATCTTCGTCAATTGATACCAAGTGTCTTCCAACGGTTCGTCTCCTCTGATTAATTTACCGCCTTTCAATATCCATTCTCTCGCCAACCAAAACATCTTAGCCCTTAAATTAAAATAAATATTGGCATCAGTGCTTTTTGGATCAAACTTCTCGCCGGCGTTCACTCCATTAACTCCTTGAATTTCCCTTTTTAGAATATCACAAACTCCATGTCCCATTCCGACTTTATCAACCGCAATATTGAATCCTGAAATATTGCTCTTTTCTCTTTCCGTCAAAACTTCCTCGGCGACTTCCATTGTATCTTCAGTACTCTTTTTGAAGGTCATCTCTGCGATATTAGTCCCCCTCTTAACCAAAATACTGAAGTCCCTGCCTTCTCCGGCAACATCAACGCCAAGTTTCAAGATTCCAAAAGTATTTCCCTCGTCTATTAACGCCCGATCTATTTCTTCCTTCGTTAATAGAGGAATCCAACCTTGTTCCATCTTTCCAGCCTTCGGTCTTTTACATTCATACAAAACATCAAAGAAAGGCTTTCGCATCGCTTCCTTGATTATATCCATATCAACTCTTCCTTCTTTTAATCCTCGCACCCAATCAATAACAACTTTATAGTAATCCGGATTTTCAAATGAAGAACTGAAGTGTCCACTCTCCCAAGGATTTCCTACCTTGCAATAAAAGTTATCAATCTGATCTCCTAACATACGGAAAACCAGTGCCTCTTCATCATCCGGTATCAATGCTGACTCGTCCTCAACAACATTGGCAGCTCCAAACCCCAAGGCTCCTTTTGCATTTGTAATATAAACTTCTCCCAATAACGATCTTCCCCTTGAATCTTTTTCTACGGCGAAATTTATTTTATCTTTATTTTTATATCTTCTAATTGATTCTTTTGATTCCCCTTTGTCAATTTGGAATTTCGCTTCGGTATAAGATGAATCAAATATGTGCTGGATAATATAAGACATTATGATCCTCGCTTGCTTTTCATTGCCGGCTACAACCGCCCACTTTTCCGGGTAGGTCGCTACCCTTGTCAAAACAGCAAGAGCAATACTTAAACTTTTGCCAAATCGAGTAAAAGTTTCAATATGAATCCTCTTAAAAGATTTTGTATAAATCAACCAAAAAATTTCAGCTTGGCCATCAGTCAGAAGAATTGGATCTCCTTTCTCGTCCCGATACATTCCAAAAACCAAGTCTTTGACATCTTGGAGTTCTTCTTTGGTCGGACCTTTAAAATTACTTCTGACATTGCTTGGCAATACCCCGAGATCTTTTAAGATTTGTTCACGGACTTGCTCCATTATATTTTCATTTAAATAAAGATTCTGGGATAGAGTCAATTCTTTGGCGGGCGATCATAAATTTCTAACCATAAACCAGCAACTGCTTCTTCGGGAGTATTACCAATACGTTTTTTATATTTTTTCTCATCAACCGGCTTAGCAATCCATATACATAATCCTAAACTATTTAAGGTTTTTAATGTCTTATCAAGTCCAGCAAAATATTCTTCACACGCCTCTATCAACTGGCTAAGGCTAGGATTAAAAACTGGATTATTTTTACCTATTTGTAACTCATAATGGGAATGACAATATCCATCATCAAACAGAAAATCATCTTCAGACGATTCGTCAATTATAGGTTGCGGAAACCCTGCTTCTTTTAACTTTTTTGCTATTTTGTAATCCATATTATTTGTATAACTTTTTATGTTAATGCGACCTTTCATCATTTTCTCCTCTCCGCTATCTTCCTCAATAGATCTGTAACCTCTTTCATTTCAGGATTGGAAATTTCAGAAGATTCTTTCCACCCTTCGACAAACTGAGCCAAGAACTTAGCTCGATTTGAATCTCCCTCTGACAATGCTTTCCTGTAAACCGCCGTCATCACATTACTCATCCAATGCTTTGACCATTTTGCCCGATTCTTAGCAATCAAGTTTTCATCCTCAATCTTCTTTGTCCATTTAACCAGAGTATCCTTGTTGAGATTATACCTTTTAGCAAAATCACCCTTAAAACGAATCTGAAATAAATCCAACAATTCCTGATCATCTATCCCTAACTTCTTCAAAACCGCTTCCTGTTCTCCCTTGAGTAAAGTAGGCATAGACATCCAAACACAGAAAATATCAAAGATATTCTGTAAATATAACTTTCCTGTTTTACCTTTATTCCCTCTCTTCTTTTCTGATTTTTTACGACTTTTTACCGCCATCTTATTTCAATAACTTTGCTTTGTTACCTGTTTGAGTTTCCCATCTCTTAATTATCAAATCGCAATACTTAGGATCCAACTCAACCATAAAACATTTTCTTCCCAGTTTCTCACTTGCGATCATCGTTGTTCCGCTTCCTCCAAATGGGTCCAATACAATATCTCCCATTTCAGTCATCAATCTTATTCCCTTACCCGGCAAATCTACTGGAAAACATGCCAAGATATTACTAGTCTGAGATTTATTGGTCCCTATCTTCCAATAATTTGTTATCCCCTTTCCTGTCCTTTTATTGAAAAATGCTCTTTGATCGTTC